CCCCTCTATTTGCAGGGTCTATCATAACGCAACTAAAAACGTGCTTTGGTATAACATCAGTAAACCTCAATTCATCAAGCGGTAATAATAACCCAAAACGTTCAATCGGCTCTTGCATATATTCGGCTCTCCACCCCATACTATCAATTCCACCCAATCTATCACGCTCTTTTCGTAATTGTTCAAGCGGCATTGCAGCTTCACAAAAACTGCTTTCATAATCAGTTCCTTCATTAATAATTGCAGCAATTTTCACAAAATAATCAACTCCAAAACGTAAAGTTTCCCCCAAAGCATCCCTTTTAGTCCACCTCGTCCCAATATGAATTTCAGCACAAAAAGGTTCTTTTCTTGAATGGTGGGATAAATTCAACCAATTCAAAACAAATTCATTTTGCGTATTAGATAATGCTACATCCATACTTGGATATAAGTCATCGGTTATCGCAAGTGCCGCCCCTTCTCCAATAATATTCCCCGAAACGCCTGCCCCAAAATAGCTTGTTGCTCTCGGACTGCCTTTTATTTTCCAACTTTTCCAATTTCTACTCTTGTAATCAACTTCAACTCCCTCAAAAATTACTTTATATTGTGGAATATCCATTAATGCTTGGGTGGAATTTGATAATTTTTTACACAATTCAGCTGTACAAGTGTTCCTCATTATAGGTTTGTCATTAAAGTGTCCTAACCAAAACGTACAAAAATGACTTGTAATAAAAGACTTTCCGGCACGAGGTGGCATATTCGCCATAGCAACGGAAGATTTTTGATTGCAATAATCATCAAAAACATTTTGAAACGCCTCTGCAATCGCATACAAATAAGGTCGTTTTGTAAAAAATTCCTCATTCATACACATACAAAAAGTCCAAAAATTTGACTTTGCAGCCATAATTAATGCAACATCTTTGTCTAAAATTCTATCTTTTAATGTTTTTTTTGCCATTTTTTAGTCGTTTTCTTCAAAATTTTCTTCACTCTCCATCAATTCCCTTAATGTTAATTCCTCTTTTTCTTCTTCAATTGGTTGCTCGTTGGTAACTTTTATATAAGTTTCAGTTTCCGACTTTTCGCTCTTAACCCCGATTGCTTTCGGCTTAAATCCCTCAACTATTTTTCTTACTTCATTGACTTTTGCACTCGCCAAATCAACAGTTGTTGCACTTGTTTCAATCAATTTTTGAGTTCCCATTAATTTTTCTTGTGCTTCATATTGTTGTGCAATTAAATAGAGATACTGTGGATTGCCCAATCCCTGCTTTTCTTTTACTTTTTTTACCTCATAATCATCTTCAACTATTTCATCTTCATCACCTTTTCCTTTTCTGGATTTTGTGTATTTTTGTACCTCACGTTCCCTCTGAATTTCTTTTGACACTTCCCATTGTTGCCAACATTCATCAATCAATGCTTGGCGTTTCATATAAGCATCCATTTGAATAAAGTCCACATTTTCCTCTTTTCGCTTTCGCCAATCAGCAAGCAATAATTCATAATCATCATTCAAATCTCTCTCGGTATAAATCTCATACCCCAATTCTATTTTGACAGACCTTATAATATCTTTTTCACGCATACCCCTACGCCTACAACGTGAAATGAAATTTAATCTTTCTTCTTGTGCTAAAACAATACTATCTATTTTTGCCATTTTATTATAATTTTTCTACAAAACTAATAAAAAAAATAATACAAAAAATAAAAGAGGACTAAAAAAAGTCCTCTCTTACCACAACTTAAACAATCCACAATTTATTATGAAAACATTCACAGGAGATTGCAAATATATAAAAAAAAATAATACAAAATCATTTTTTGTGTTAAAAAAATTAATTTAATTTAGCAATATTATCCCATTCACTTTCAGTAATAGTCAATCCACAACATTCGCATACGTGAATATATCTCCAATATGGTCTTGTATGTAAAACTTCCGCAATTTGCTCATATTGACAATTCGGACAAATTATTATTTCTTCGTGTTTATCTATTTTTTCTTCCATTGCTTAATATTTTATATTTTTTTTATTAATAAAAGTTAAAATATATTCAATAACAGGAAGTGTCCAACCATCACCCAAAACGGAAGCAGCTTGATTATAAGACAAGATTGAAGTATAGCCGTCAGAAAAACCTTGTAAACGTTCTAATTCAGTTTGAGTAAGTTTTCGTAAAAATCCATTTTCTTGTATTGAAGTATACATACCTAATTTTGTACGTTCTTTTAAAAACTTTTGTGCATTTGGTTGTAATTGGTCTTTATATCCAAAAGAATAACCATAACGTTGTAAAATTGCATTTGATTTATCTTTATCAATTGTACCGCTTTCAATAATGTCTTTTAGCATTATTCCTTTGTCTTCCGGTTGTGGAATATCTGAAACGATATCACCAAACATTCCGTCTTGTTTCGTGCGTATGTTTGTCCAATAGTATCGGTCTCTATTTTGTGCTGTTAATAAATTTGAATTAATACGTATAGGATAAACTCCCAATGCTCTGCTCATAATTCCAATATCTAATTTGCTTGCGCTTCCAACGTTCTCTTGCAAAAACAAAACGTTTTGATTGAATTGTCTAACATGATTAAGAATTTCTACAAAAGTAAAGAATAAACTACTGCGGTCGCCTTTTATCCCTGCACGTTTCCCGGCAATAGATAAGTCTTGACAAGGACTACCACTTCCAATAAAATCAATACTTTTCCAATCAATATTCCATTCTTTCCATTTCGTTATGTCGCCTAATTGAATAGTGTTCGGAAAATGATATTTAGTTAATTTAATAGCGTAAGGCTTAATTTCTGAAGCGTAATAATTTTCTACCTTAAATCCTTGATTTTTTAATGCAAGTTGCAAAGTACTCATTCCGTCAAATAACGATAATACGTTCATAGTTAATATTTTATATTTTGTCTAAAAACAACAATGCAAAAGGGATGTTTTTCAAAATTAACATTCTTTCCCTTATACATTTTTCTTACCATTTCAATACTTTCTTCCCGATTATATCCTGTGTCTAAAAACCAAACATATTCGGGTATATCTTTAAGATAAATAGGAGTTATTGAAACACACTCAACTTCCGACTTTTTCCCGTTAAATTCTAATTCATACATTTGTCCTACTTGCCACTTTCTACTCCACAATCTTACAGTTGTAAAATGTTTCGCAAATAGCTTATAATTCCAATTCTGGCTAAATTTTATTATTTCCATTTTTTAATTTATTTAGTACAAGTTCTAATGTTGATAATCTTATTGAAAAATTTTTCATATATAATCTATAACCGTTTATTACTTTTAAACACTCAAAATCAGAATCATACAGGTAAATGTTTTTTGTAAAAACCTTTTTACATATAACCAAAATTTGTTCACCTTTATATTCTTGAATTTGAAAAATTTGATGACATAAATCTCCGCCAACTGTTTTGTTTTTTATTATTATTGTTCCCATTTTTTTATTTTAATATGATAATAAAATTATGCCACAACCTATATAAATTGTTAGCCACCATGTAAGATGACAAACTCCTGCCAAAGTTGTAACTTTTTTGCAAAATCAACTGCTTTTTGAGCTTCTTTTCTGCTTTTAAAAGGTTCTACAAAGTGGATTGCAAAGTCCACATCAATTAACCATGTTTCGGGCGAAGTGTCCATTGTTTCAAGTCGTTTGAATTTACGGAAAACCCAATAAACACGGTTGCTAAAAACAAACATACTTAATGTATGTTGTAGTGCGGTTTTGAACATTTTTGCTATTTTCATAAATTGTTGTATTTTTCTTTTTTCATTTCACTAAAATTGCTGTAACTATTACCGCAGCCCCGACTATTGTTATTCCGCCAATTACCCAACCTCTTGTTCGTGCTTTTTTCTTGCTTTTATCTAATTGTTGTTGTAAATCTACAATTTGTTTTGCATCACGTTCAATTTGTCCGCTCATTGTTGTTGAAAATATATGTAAATTCTTCAATATTTGCTCTTGCTCATAAAGCAAACTATCTTTAAATTCAATCACATTAATCAAAGTGTCGGTAACTTCATCAAAAATCTGTATTAAAGTATCTTTTTTCGGTTGTTCTATGTTCAAATTTGAAACATTTTGCTTAAAATCTTTTTCTTTTACTTTAACATACTTAATGACTTCAACTGTCCGAATACTATCTTTTTCACGTTCCGCTTGTAATTTTAAAATGCTATCCTTGTAAACTTCAATTTGTTGTTGATAAAATTCAACATTTGGTAAATTTTCATCAATCATTTCTGCTTGTTTTTGAAACAACCAACGTGAAATGAAAAATAAAACAAAAAATGCAATAATGACTGCAAGAAAAGTTGGTAAACTTTTTTTAATAAACTCTTTCATTGTATTAATTTTTAAACGTAACGATAAATTGTATAACCACCACTAATAGCGGATGCCGTATTAGGTGCAATACCTAAAACATCCTCATCTGCGATTTGAAGTTCTCGAATCGCTTATTTGCGGCATTAAAATATTCCTCATCAATTTCAAATCCGACAAAGTTAAGCCCCGCCTTGTCTGCTGCAATCCGACTACTTCCACTTCCTAAATGAGTGTCTAAAATCAAATCGCCTTCATTTGCGTAATTGTGCAATATCCATTCATATAAGGCAATAGGTTTTTGCGTTGGGTGTATTGTTTGTTTTCCGCTAAATGGTTTGTTATAAATTACAGGTTGATTATATCCTACATTTTGACCTCTTTTAAACCCATCTTGAAGTAAAGGAACTATTTTTAAAGGTCTTTTGAATGAAGTCCAAGCCATTTCCCCATCACTTCGTGTTTCTAAAAGTTGTAATTTATTCCAAATTAACCACGAATTTACTAATGGTAAATTAAAATAATTACCACCCCAAATAATCTGATTCTTTGACACTCTAAATAACTCCTTAAAATATTCTTTTGTAGGTGTTTCATTATCCCAATTTTTTGATTTTAATGTACTTCTTTTTATAACACTATTTTTTCTTCCTTTCATTTTAGAACTTGAAGCACTTTGTTTACTTGCGCCAATCCCATAAGGCGGATCAACTATTGCCAAATCAAAGTAATTGTCGGGATAATGCCGCAACCCATCGACACAGTCCATCAAGTAAACTTCCGAATAAGGCGATACACCTAACACTGTATTGCAGCAATGTTGTGTGACGTTCGGTATTTCAATTTTTGTAATTCTATTAATCATTTCTTCTAAATTAAAAGTGAGTAATTATTAATCCGCCACCACTCATAGCGGATGCCGTTATGTGCAATGCTAAAAAGACCTAATTTCAAAATTATTCGTTGTATCTATAAATAGTATAACCTCCATTAAGCCATAACTCTTGCTTCCTGCTATTCGGAAAAATTGTAGCTTGTTTAAAGTCGCTTACCCAACCAAATCCTTGAACATATACTTGAATATGTCCGTGAATAGTTGATGAATTTGCACCCCAAACAATAACATCTCCATTTTTAGCTTTATATCCATCATTGATAACCTCACAAACAAGATTAAAGTCATTATCAGTCATAACACGCCCATAATCTTTTGCGGAAACGGGGCGGGGATTTACCACTCCGCCTGCGGCTTCAAGTGCCATTCGGATATGTCTTGCACAATAACCTATACTTTGTGCTTTTGCTCTTTTGCGAGCTGTTTCTGTAAAAGTTTTTATGTTTATTGTTGCCATAATTATAAGTTTTTGTGTCTAAAAATACTACAACCACCACTTAACCAGAACTCTTTTTGTTTTTCATTCGGGTAAATAGTTTCTTGTTTAAAATCCGATACCCAACCAATTTCGGTATATGCTTGAATATATCCGTGTCTTGTTGATTGATTTACATTCCAAACAATAATGTCTGCAAGTTTAGGAGTATAAGCTGACAATTTTACATTTACTTTTATAAATCCATTATCCTCCAATAGTCCCTCATACATATATGCAGAGGGGGGATAAATACCAAATTCAATACCCGATTTTTCGAGTGCCATTCTAACGTGCCTTGCAGCAAATCCAAAAGATTTTTCTTTTTTCATTGCAATAAGTCTTTTTGTAAATAATTCTTTATCAAACATTTGTAGTAATTTTAAAAGTTAATATTTTTGTCTTTTGAAAATTCATCACAATACATTTTTTCCCAATCAAAAAAGATTGCAGTTGTGCATTTTGACTTATTTTCACACATCATACAAAGAGTATCTTTTTTTTCTTCAATAATGGTGGTTTCTTGTAAAGTTTCTTCAGTCATAACTTAATGTTTAATAAGGAAAATTATTATCTTCTTCTGCTTCTGGAATTTCTTCAACTTCGGGGGCGGCAATAGGCTTTTCAATCTTCGGGAGTTCATCTTCGGAAGTATCAGAAAAATTCGTTTCTTCCAAAACTTCAACTTCTGCCATATCCTTCCCAATTAAAGTTGCCTCTAAAATTGAAATTGAGGGGTCTGGATATTTTTCATTTCCCTCTGCAACTTGCATTTTTAGGATATATTTTCCATACTCAATATCAATATCTTTATCCCAAACATTTGCCCAAAAAGTAAGGACTTCTGGTTTTTCTTCATCTTTCATAAAGTTTATTTTTCCCAAATCTTTGAAATTATCATAAACTTTTTTTGCCAATTTCTTTTCCAATTCAATCCAACTGCTTCTATAATTTCCTTTTTCTTTCGTAAAACGGACTTTTGCTTCAACTACGTAAATTTTTGCTCTTTTCATTTCTTTAAAATTTTTAAGGTTTTTAATTTTGTTTTTATTATTCGCCAAACAATTCTTCTTCAGTAAGTTCCCCTGTCGGCTTTTTAGGAGTTTCCTTTTTTTCTCTTGGGGTTGCATTTTCAATAGCCGATACTAATACTCTTTGATGCGTAACATCCTCATACTTTGTTTCTTCAATTGTTTCTTTTTCCGTTTTTTCGGGTATTTCGTCCTCTGTATAAGTGTTTGAATATTCCGGAAACGCCTCTCTTAATGCTTGTGAAAGTGCAACTTTTCTTATCATTGTTGCGGGTTTATTTCGCCACATTGCATTGACACTCCCATCCATTTTTTT